TTTCAATTTTTGTAATAGTTCTCTTTGGAATTCTACCTTCACGATTCCACACTTGTTCATCTACCGTAAAAGCAAAACTCATCTTATCAAGTAAACCACTTCTTACCATTTTATAGATGTCTTGGTTGGTGTTTGTGTCTAGTAACTCTGCACGCACTTTTAAACCAATACCATCTACGGTAAGTGATAACGATTGGTTCTTTGTTCTAGCGATAATTAAAAAGGAGTCCATATGATTGTATTTCATAGGAACATCCTTCATTTTTGTTTCTGATAGTGCTCTTGAATCGATTTCTTCTATGAAGCCGTATTCCTCATCACCGATCAGCGTTTCATTATTAAAGACTAATGCATAGCCTTCTAATATCATTTTGTCCTCTTCTTCATGAAGCGTGACATCTGCGAGTCTAGTTTCCTTTATCATCTTTGCGAGTCTCTACTTTCTTCGGTTTTGGAATTACTTGTTTTTCTTGTTTTTTGTACTCATATTCAAGCTCTGAGTCTTTATAGAAAAGTGACTCGAGTTTTTCTTTCTTACAATAATCATCAATAATGATCGTTTTCTTCTTTTGTGTTTCTAAGATGACCTTGAGTGCATCTTCTGATATCTTTCCATTAACTGTTATTTTCATCTTTAGGTTCCTCCGTTCCTACTTGATATTGATTTGCTTTATCTGCATCCACAAAGTTTAATGATTGAAGTCGTTTGTTTCCACCTTCGATAGGTTCTAATCCGAGAAGTGCTCTTGATTCGTTAAGCGACATGATTCCAAGACTCATCAGTTTTTCGATCGCAGCTACTTTTGTATTCCATGAAGCATATTGAAGTCTTTCACTATAAAAGACGATCTCTTCTCCACGTTCTAATTGATTATCCGTAAGTAATCCTAAAGAAAAAGCCTCGCTAAGTTGAATAGCTAAAGGCTCTATCGTTGATTCATAGAATGAGTTATATTCATCCTCTGTGTATTTATTAGTAAAGATTGGAACCGATACTCCAAAGTAGTCCAAGATCTTCGCTTGTAAAAATTCAAGAGTATCCTTATCAATAAGTTTCGGATCAACATCTAATGGAATGTATTCAGACTTCAAATCAATCGGGATAATTGAACTTCCTTTGAGACTCACTGATTCGGATAATGCAGCATCGAATAATTCACGTTGCTTCTTCTTATCTATTTCTGATAGCATCCCATTCATCTTCAAGATACCTTTAATCTGCATTGATGATTTCACTGCGTTATCGATTCCTTGAAGCAGACTATCATTGATGGATATTGTTTTTAGGATTGCTTCATGATCTCCTGTGGATCCTGTTCCACCAAAGATATCATTCTGTCCAAAATGTCGTCTTAAATGAATAACGTTATCGTATGGCAAAATGTAAGATTCACCATTATCAAACAAGAACTTTATGTAGTAAGTATCAGAATTATCAACAATCATTTCAACAGTGATAGGCCTTAATGGATAGATGCCTTTCAGTTCTCCTGTATCCTTATCAAATTTTGGATACACAAACGCATTATCATTCAGCAAGAGCAAAGTGATCGTTTTGTAAATGAAATCATACAGTGTCATTATTTCGTTCGGTTTATACTTCAAAAGAAAAGACAGCCTACCTTTTTTCTCGGTTACTGTCTTATCGTTTTCTGTTTTTACAAATCTAGGTTTGAGTTTAGCACACTGGCTAGCTACTCGATCAATACAAATCTTAACCACATCACTCTTGGAGATATTAGTCCCAAATGGTGTGTAAAATGTATTTAAATTGCTGATTAACTGGAGTGCATCAAATGATCCAGTTTTACTTTTTCTCTTAAAGATAGCCATCCATTCACCTCTTTCACAAAAAAAGGAGAATGATTCTCCTTAAATTTTTAACAATAATGGCAACATTGCAATACCAACATCTACAGACTTGTCGAAAATCAATTGACTAAAATAACTTTTTTACTTGATGTTTTGTTGAAGATTTGGTTCTACTGTGACAACTTGATCTATTTCTACTGCATAACCAATTCCAAGATTTAGGTTATCTTTCATTTCTTTAATCATTTGCTGCATCACTTGAACGGGATTAATTCCCGCAATTGCAATTGATGCTCCTGGTTTTGCACTTTGAATCGTATTTAAAAACTTAGAGAGATTTCCATGTTTTGCATTAATTATACCAACTAACTCACAATCAAAATTAAACAGTGGCCCTCCGCTGTTACCATGGTTTACAGAAGAATCCAACCTAATTAAATCAACACCATTATCTATTACAAATGATGATATATATGCATGTGATGCATTTTTTTGAATAATATTCATGGGAAAACCAACTAAAAAACACTCATTACCCACTTCGAGGTTTTTTGCAGATTTAATTGTAACACTACTGTTTGTATGTGTTAGTGGAAATACCGCTAAATCTAAATTCGAATCAGTCTTTATATTAGTAATTTGTATGAAATTCACAAGATCAAATGAAACATACATGCTATTAATATCTGTAATACAATGCTCACAAGTGATTCCATAATCACCATCTACATATACTCCTGATCCAATTAATATAAAATTGCCACCTCTATTTTCAACAACTGCAAATACTGACTCTTTTACTCTCTTATACTCATTTGAAAAATCCATATAATTAACCCCTTTTTGATTAATTATATCATGTTTTCATAATCATTTTTATATCTATTTAAAACTACATAAGCAATAATCAATGCAACTGTCCCGTCAATTCGTTTGTACTTCGAGTTTAACTTCGATGGTTGGATGTTTCCATTTAAATCAACCTTAGCTTGTGTGTTAGCTAAACACCATTTCATAATTGGATTATTATTGTAGTTTACAAAGTTGTTCTTTAAATCTGCTTCCATAATTTTCATGGGTTCTGATAATGAGTAAATACCTTGTCGTACCTTCTCCATATTGAAACCTAAGTCTTCCATTTCTTTAATCCAATATTGTGAGTTCCATGGATCATATCCTACCCACAAAGGTCGTATCCCATAGGTTTGAATCATCTTCATGAACCATTTAGTAACTAGACTAAAATCATTTTGATTACCCTCAGTGAGTGTTACAAAACCTTTCTTTATCCAAATGTCATATGGGACATTATCTTCTTTGATTCTTTTTTCTACAACTTCACTAGGCATAAAGAAATGAGAGATAACATACTTTATACTGCTTTCTCGCTTTTGAATAACAAGTACTGCAGCAGTTAAATCCGTCGTTGATGATAAATCGACACCACCAATTGCATATGAATCTCTTAGATCATCAATTGTGTATTTGTCTTCATTGTTTAAATCGTCAAACGATAACCAAGATCCTGAATCAGCTTGTTTGATATTGAAGTCTTTACAAAGCATTGTGACTCTTGTTGAAAGATCATGCTTTGATTTATTCATAACATCTTCTAAGTAATTGTTGAGTTTCACTACTCCTAGACTCGGGTTTGATTTTTGCCATGAGTTTGGATCCTCATATATTTCTTTTGTTGAATCTTGTGTATATAACCATGGGAGTACTCTGCTATCCTGTATTTCACCTTTTAACATCTTTCTGGCATAATCCAATTTATTATCTAAAAAACCACCAACGGTTGTCCCTTCAGTGGTTATGATAAATATAAGCGGTTCTTTCTTTGTTGATTGTGATTGTTTGATTGCATCATAGACTTTAGAATCAGTCATTTCATGAACTTCATCAATACAACCAACTTCTATATTGTATCCATCTTTATTTCTTGATTGAGCGGATAACTTCTTAATCTTGTTTTTAGTTTTCGGAGAATAGATGTGATAGATGTTTTTCTTACTTCTTGTATCCTTTGATAAAGCGGGAGACTGTTCTCGCATATTATTTATCTCTTCAAACAATATATTTGCTTGTTCAGTTGTATTAGAAGCACAAACAATGTCTACTCCACCGCTAGAAAGAAAGAATTCAGCTAGGTCAATACCAGCAACAAAAGTTGTCTTTCCATTCTTACGAGCAATGAGTAATATCACTTCATTGAATCTACGTAATCCTGAATCTGCCATTTTAAATCCATATGCAGTTTGTAGTAATGCTTTTTCCCATAGTTCAAGAATAA